AACGCCAGTCCTAGCGAGACGCAAACCAAGATGACTATCAGCCGACAGGACGAGTTCAGCGTTGCTAGAACTGAATCCGGTTGTATTTGTAACTGCTGCATTGTTGGTAAGTAACTCGGGGCATGAGAAGGAGCCAGAGAGAGTATAGGCGGGATCAGTTAACCAGACGCGATTAGCACGACCGCGAAGAATAGCAATCAGAGACATAAGCCGCCGACGTTTCTGATCCGATACGCCTCTAAAGGTCATGCGAACGCCCCAACGAGTGCCGGGACGCGAGACGGTACGCACAGCACCAGAAAGAGGCGAGGCAAAGACAGCCGTGTTATCGAACAGGCTCCACTCTACATCCGACGCAACAAGGTCGGGCGGTAAAACGTAATCTGTCATCGGCCTATCCCATAGCGTCTATCAAGTTCATCGAAGATACGCCGGTTGTTCTCTGCAAGAATACTCGGTAAAGCATTTTGCAGATCTGCCGACGCGCCGCGAGCGTCAATATTGTAAACAGGAGCAACAGTGACGCCGCCACCCATTCCTAATTTGTTGTTAGGAACAATACCGCCAGAGGTGCCGGGGACAAATAGTTCCGGGCCGCGCTCGCCTACAATGTAGGGAGTGCTAGCGGATACTGGGCCGCCCATCGCCTTGCCGGTTATTGCTTTTGCAAAAGTTCCTACAAAGCCACCGGAGCCGGTAAGAGGCGCAAATATAGCGTTAAGAATAGTTGACGCTGCTATCTCGGCAATCATTCGACGAATGACGTTCAAGAAACCGGCGAGCATTCCCTTAAGTCCATTCTCGAAGGGATCGAACAAAAAGTCCGCAAAAGCAGATTGAATGTTTTGTGCAGCGGCTTTAGCAAACTCCTGCATTTGATCAGTTGCTTTTTTGAATTCTGGGACAGGTTCTCTTTTTCCTGTAACCTCAACCTCTGGCAGTATCTCATCAAGTTTTTCCATCATGCGCTGCGTAGCAACGTCTCTGGAAATGATGCCGCCACTTACTAAACGATTTATAGCAGTTTCAAAATTTGCAAATTCAAGAAGTGTTTTTTCAACAGAAGTCATTGTGGCTTCATTCAATGACTTTATTTCTTGCGCTAATTTTTTTGCCGCTTCTGCCGCTTCTTTTTCTCGTTTTGCGGTAATTTCAGACATTCGCATCCGAAACTTATAGTCGTTCTCCATCGCCTTTAATGGGTCAACTTCCATTCTTCTACCGCGACGGCCACCTTCTCCTTTGCCTAATTGAGAAGGGTCAACAGGTTGCGCTATTAGCCCTAATTCTCTGCCTAGTTTTACAGTCTCCCTCGTAGCATCTGCGGCAAATTCAACAACTTTAGTGAAACCGTTTATCAGCGTAGTTGTGAAAGCATTAGCAGCAGACACAAGTGCAGGATCTTTTAGAGCCTGATTAAATCGATCAAGAGACTTTCTGCCTTCTTCTGTTTTTTTAGCGGCTTCGGTTATCTTCCCGAACGCACTCACAAGTATCGTTCCGCTTAAAAGGCCAAAAGCGAGATTGACCGCCTTGGCCGTAACCTTGGCGGTTCTTTCTAGGCTTTTCATTCCGCGAACAGCCGAGTTAATCGCAACCTGTGTACGATCAACTGCTGTTAGGACTACTTGTGCTTGCGCCATGATTTCTCCTGATCTTCTGCCTCTAACTTACAAGCGGCTAGAAGATGGTAGAAGTCGCTCTCTGTCATCTCAAAAACTTGCTCGGGGAGGATGTGCAGCCGTAGCGCGAGAGCGTAAATCGCTCGGAGATGCCCATCCTCTATTAGTTTTTTTCTGCATCCTCAAGGCTAGGAACTGGGGAGTTCATAGCAGAAACGATCTCGGCTATCACCTCGGGATCGTATTCGTTCATCAACTCCATGCGTTCGGCTTTGCTAAAGAGTCTTTTGCCCTCCTTATCCCTAGCGCGAACGATCAGTGTGATCGCCATCGCCTCTAGGTCTAGGACGGTCTCGTCTCCTTTTTGCTTTGCCAGCATAAAGATTTCACGACGCTCCGCGAGCGTCATGTCCGGCCAGAAATACACTGTGGTGTTCCAAGCCGAGACAGGTATCGCAACTAGCGTTTCGGGCTTGCGCCGTTCAGCGAATTGCGATTTCGCCTGTTCTTTCCAGTTCATAAGTCCTCGCTATATCAAGAGGTGGCGGCAGTCAAAGTGCCGTTGCCGATAAAGTTAAAGGTCACTTCCGTGATCGCGCCGCGCTGCACGTTGCGGGTGATCTCCGTAATTAAAGCGTTGCCGCTGTAGCGTGTATCGCCAGAGTCTACGCCCTCGGGAGCGAGAACGAGAGAAACGTTTGCGCCCGGAGCAAGTGCAACCTGGCCGGTCGTGTCTGTCTCATCCCAGAACGCCGTAACAGAGCCGTTCCATGATTTGATAGCCGTGACGTTATAGGTTTTGGTCGTGTCAGCGAGGGTCGTATCCTCGGCGTACTCGGCAGTTTCGGTAAAGGAAAAGCCCGTCACCTCTGCAACCGTATTTGCACCAACCCGCACAACACCTTCAGAGCCGTGATGATTTGCCATTTGTTATCTCCTCAACTAATGATAGTTCCTGCGTCTGTCTCCGCAGTCCGGTATGACACGCGGAACTGCAACCGTGCCGACCCGATAGGCGCATCGCCGCTCGAATCTAGCGTTATCTGCGTGTCGTTTAACACGCAATCCTTTACCACGCCACCAAGGGTGTTATCCGCTCCAATGGCGTTCTCGACGGCTTCGCATAGGCGATCCAGTCGATCATCTAAATAGTCAGCGTCTCGCGCTACGCACTCAACAACTAGGGTCATCTCGCGTTCGAACTTGCGCGGATAGGTGAGCGTCGTCTGCACTATTGACTCGGTGTTGGTATAGACCAACGCAATCGAGATCGTTTTAGCAGGGATCGGATAGACACGAGATTTAGAAACCGAATCGGCTACCGATGCAGTTTGTAGAATAGAAACGACGGCGTCTCTGACTTGCTCTCTAGCGTGTGCCATTAGTTACTCACCTCTAGCAAGATGTAGCCGCTATCTTCAAGCAGCATATTGTAGCCGTCCTGCAATAGCAGATTATTGACCGTTGCTAGTTCGTAGCCCGTTGCAAATTCGAGTTGCAGCGTAGTCATGCCTGTGCCGTCTGCGCGAAAGTTTCGCACCGTGTAGGTATCGTCATCGAACAGCATCAGATCGCCAATGGCCGGTTTGCACGGCAGCGTTTTAGTCGGCAACGTAAAGACAGGAGTGCTGCTAGAGAACTCAACTTCAGCCACGTTTACGCCCTGATGCGGACTGTCAAAGATGCCGATGACCGAGGCGCGATTGTTCTTATTTTTATAAATTGCCTTGACGCCAAACTGCGTTCTGCCTAGGCGCGTCAGATTCTTGATCGCGTTATCCATTAGGGCGCATCCAGATCAGTATCAAACTCGAGCATCAAAGTCGTTACGCCTGTGCCGTCTGCGCGAAAATCCGTAATGATGTACTGTTGGCACTCGACGATGACCTTATCTCCAACGACTGGCTCGATAGGCAGTGCGCTAGTCGGCAGCATGATCATCGGCTGACTGCTTGCATACTCGGCTTCGGCTACGCTCACGCCTTGATAGGCATCGTCAAAAATGCCCTTAAGGTTATAGCGAGTGCCTTTGTTCTTGTATGCAAAGACGATAGCCGCATCGCTAAAAAGGGTTCCTAAATCCCACCCCGATGCGATAACCCCTTGCGAGACCATCGAGAGCCGATCAAAGTCAGTCTCAAATGCCATAGGTCACGCTCCACATTTCGCTCGTAGATGTTGAGCCAATACGCTTAACCTTTCCGGTAAACGTCTGCCGGAACAGTAGATCCCACTCCGAGTACGGTCTAGCAGAGGGATGAAGGTTTACACCATCCCAGAAGGTAGGATAGTCAGCAGCCGCTATGATTAGCGTTCCCTTGCAGACTCGCTCTAGTTCCTTCAAGCCTAGGACAATGTCAGGCTCAAGGATGTGCTCGATAACGTCGATGCAGGTCACTACATCGAACGTTCTATCGGCAAAGGGCAAATCGGTGATAACCGCCTCATCTACCGCGAACCCGCAGAGTTCTTTAACAGCCTCCGTCCCTCTAACGGGCTTAAAGCCCATATCAGCGGCGGCTTGCATCAACTCACCCCTGCCGCAGGACACATCAAGAAATGAGCCTGTAAGCCCTCTCAATGCGTTACGCACGGGGTCTAGGCGGTCTTTGTGCATCCTGTAGTCAGGATAGCGACCGTAGACGCCTCGGTATTTCTCAATCTCCTTTTCGCGGTCGTCCACGTTTCGGCGGCTCCGGTTGAAAGAAAGAAGGGCGGCTATATTCCGTCGCCATACCGCGACCGATCAGCCACTTTCCAAAGGTCGGGTCTACATCGACCACGCGACCACGTTCGAGCGTTTGCCCGTTGTAAAGACGGGAGCGAATCATCTCGACTTTCATAAGCCTTTGAATACCTGTGTTAGACAACCAGAAGCGACTCTAACCTTGTCGGGCTCTTTCATGTAGTCCCGAACCTTAACCCACGCTTGGATGTTAGAGATTCCATCCTCGATGCGAAGGTCACCTAGTTTGCTGTGCCAGTACCGGCGATTGGTCATGTAGTTATCACAGCCGCAAATATAGATTTCCTCAAACCCGAGGTATTCAGCAATCCATACCGCTGTGCCGCCAGAGAATCCGAAGTCAGGGCAGATGCCTGACCAGATATCGCATGCATCTTTATGATGCGAGATAACCGGCGCATGACCGTTAAGGATTGGGAAAAGTTCCCGATCCTGATAAACGATGTAGTCCAAAGAGAGCAGGAGGGCGTGCTGGTTGACTCCAATCAGCACACCCTCCCGCAACAGCAGAGGCCGCACTGCCTTTAGATCATCGATCAAAGACGGACCGCCACCGAGGACAGCACAACGCTGCCCCCGATGACGATCTGCATATGCGGCTAGATCAATCACTAGATCAGGTCGTGACGATCTCGTTGCACTCGGCAAACGACTCTGGGTGACGGACGGCAAAGTCGCAGTCGTGGAACGCCACGATGCGAACCGTACCGGCGTTGCTGCCCGTGTACGGATCGGCCATCAGGTCGATGCCTGACCACTGACCGATCAGCAAGTCGCTCCACACGCCGAACAACATAGCCGAGAGGTTCGAGCCCGAACCCTTCGACAAGTTGGCCGGAACCTGCTGCGACACCACAATCGGGTAGCCATAGAGGTTGTTCATGTCAGGGCCGAGGATGAAGTTGCCTTCCACGCCCGAAGTCTGCTTCGAGGTCGAGGACAACTTGGCCTTA